GCTCGTCCTCGCGCGCATGGCCCGCGAGCGTGTCCGCGCCGAGGGCAAGCAACGCCGATCCGCAGGCCGAGTGGCCGCGTTCTAACACCCCTGGAGGTTCACGTGGCGCTCACCGTCAACGCAGACCTCGCCGGCCAGCTCTACAGCCACATCGTCAACCGCTTCGAGAACCCCAACGGCGAGATGGCGACTACCCGTCGCTACCTCGACGGCGATCACGTGCTGCCGTTCATGCCGAATCAGCGCGCGCAGGCCGCCTACCAGGCAATGGCCGAGCGAAGCATCGACAACTGGCTCCCGCTGGTCAGCGACACGTTCGTCAAGCGCCTCTTCGTGGAGGGCTACCGCCCCTCGGACACGCTCGACAACGCGAAGCCGTGGGAGTACTGGCAGGCCAACCGCCTCGACGCGCGTCAGACCATCGTCCACCGCGGAGCGATCGAATACGGCGAGGCCTACGTCCTCGTGCTCCCCGGCACGAAAAAGGGCGAGAAGACCCCGATCATCAAGCCGCTCCTGCCGACGAACTCCATCGCGTTCTACCGCGACGAGGACGACGAGTGGCCCTACATCGCGGCTCGCCGGCTGACCGACAAGCTCGACGGTACGCGCGTGCTGGAGGTCTACGACGAGAAGTCCGTTTACACGTTCGAGCAGGCCGCGGAATACACCGCTCCCGGCGAGAATGACGGCGCGGGCCGACCGACCAAGGAGCAGCCCGACTGGGCGCTCATCAGCAAGAGTGATCACAACCTCGGAGTCGTCCCGTTCGTCCGCTTCCGTGAGTCGTTGGACGAGCGCCACGTCGGCCTCATCTACCCGCTGATCCCTGACCAGGAGCGCATCAACGAGATCGTCTTCGCGATCCACATGGCGCTCCAGTACAGCGTGTTCCGCCAGCGCTACGTGACCGGCGTCGCGCTGCCCGAGGACGACGCGGGCAACCCGATCAACCCGTTCCAGGCCGGCGCCAACACGCTCTGGGTCTCAGAAGACTCCGAGACCAAGTTCGGCGAGTTCGCCCAGACGATGATCGACGGGCATCTCCAGGCTTACCAGAAGGCCGTCCAGACCCTCGCCGCGCACGCGCAGATCGACCCGAACCTACTCACAGGCGACGTCATCAACGTCAGCTCCGAAGCGCTGGGCTCGCTCCAGGACTCCACGACGCAACGCCTGAACATCTACAAGATGATCTTCGGCGAGGCGTGGGAGCAGGTCTTCCGCCTTGCCGCGACCGCCGCGGGCGACACGAAGGCCGCCGAGGACGAGAGCGCCCAGGCTCGCTGGCGCGACGACTCGTCGCACGAGTTCCTGACCACCGTTCAGGGCCTAGCGATGCTCGTTGAGAAGCTGGGCGTGCCCGAGCAGCCGCTCTGGCCGAAGGTGCCTGGCTTCTCTGACCAGGACATCCAGGCCTGGACCGAAGCCGCCGAGAAAGCCGACAAGCCCGATCCGATGGCCGAGCTCCTCGCCAAGCTCCAGACTCAGGCGACCACACCGCCAGCCCTCCCCGGCCAGCCCGCAGACGGGCAGCAGCCGCCGCCTGTTCCCGGCCAGCAGCCCCAGGCGGCGCAGCCTAAGCCCCCGGCGGTGAACAGTGGCAACCCCGCAGTTTGACACCGAGATAGCCGACGCGCTCGTCGCCTACTCCGTCCAGCACATGCAGACGCAGGTAGGCCAGGTCGTGGAGACTCAGCACGCACTCTCGCAGCTCTGGCAGTCAGTGCTCGACCCCAATGACGTCCCTGGCTCGTTCAGCCAGTTCGTCATCGGGGCCGAGAATCTGATCCTCGCCGCCCGGAGCCGCGGGCAGGTCACGGCGCAGCAGTTCTATCAGGACTCGCGCCTACTCGCCGGTATCACATCCGACGCCCCGCTCGTGCCTCCGGTCGAGCAGAGCGTGCAGGCCGACCTCGCGGCGCTCTACTCCACTGGCTACGCCACCGCGCAGCGCCAGATCCAGCGGGGCGCGAGTGTCGACGGGGCGCTCAACGCCGCGCAAGCAGCCACGCTCCGCGCGGCCCAGCGTCGCATTCTCGATGCGCCCCGCCAGCGTCTCATCGACCTCTCGCAGGCCGACGACGCCGCTATCGGCTGGGCGCGCGTCGGCGACGGCGACCCGTGCTACTTCTGCGCCATGCTGATCGGCCGCGGGCCGGTCTATCATTCGCGGGCCACCGCCAGCTTTCACGCGCACGACGGATGCGGCTGCAACGCCCGCGTCGTGTTCAAGAACGACCCCTCCAAGGGCTGGTCAAGCGACGCCCGAGCGCTGCATAGCGCCTGGTATCGCGCCGACCCGACGAAACCCATCGGCTTCGACAACCGACACGCCAGCGATCTCAATGACTGGCGTCGGACCTATGCCGATCTCCGCGCTGACCCGACATCCGAGGTTAGCCGGACGCTGCTAGGCCCCCGTACCGCATACGCGCCGGCCGCCTAGGTCAGCACAGCTAGACCACCCCGCACCCGCGGGGCGCTTTTCCATGCTCGCGTAGTGCGCGGGCTGTTCGGCTCAGGAGGCCACCCATGTCCGACGGCGCACCCGTCACACCCGATCCGCAGATCACTCCCGACCCCGCTACTCCGCAGACGCCGCCCCCGGCTGACCCGCCCGTCGAGCCCGACTTCGACTTCGACGGCGAGTTCGACGCTGAGCGCGCCAAGCGCAAGATCCTTGCTCTCGCGAAGGACAAGAAAGAGCAGCAGGAACGTGCTCAGGCTCTCGCCGCTGAGCGCGACGCCCTGGCCGCCAAGGTGGCAGCCGAGGAACGCGCCAAGATGACGGAAGCCGAGCGACAGGCCGCAGAACTCGCAGCGGCCAAGGCCGAACTCGCAGCGACGCGCCGCAAGGCAGCGCTCGTCACGCACGGCCTGCCCGAGTCCGCCCTGATCTTCCTCACAGCCGAGACGGCAGAGGACATCGAGGCCCAGGCATCCGCACTCGCTGCACTGCACGCACCGTCGACGCCGGCACCCCCGGCCCCGACACCTGATCTGCACACCACGCCCACCCCCGACCTTTCGCCGTCGAACGGGCAACCACAGATCCCTCCCACTGACCCGCCCTTCGATCCTGCCGCCATCGCGGCAAAGGCTCGCCGGGCCGGGCGCTAACTCCGAAAGGAACTAGCCGAACATGGCTAACACCTTCTACAACGCCCCGCAGGTCGCGAAGACCGTCGTGGCGCTCGCGCACGAGGACTCCTACCTCGGCGCGACCATCAGCCGGAACTTCGAGGACGACCTTCTCGGCGGCGGCGGCAAGAACCTCACGGTCAACGTGCGCGTTCCCTCTGCCCTGATCGCCCGCGAGCGCGGCATCGACGACGTGACCAACGCGATTGTTCTCGACAGCCTGACTGAGCAGACCATTCAGGTCACGCTCGGCACGCACGTCTACTCGGCCGTGGGGCTCTCCGAAGGCGACCTGTCGCTCCACCTGGAGTCGTTCGCCGCGCAGGTGCTCGCCCCGCAGGTCGCGTCCGTGGTCGACGACATCGAGCACGAGGTCGCGACCGCGCTGCTCGCCGCCGACGGCTTCCAGACCGGCGAGGTGGTCCAGGCGTACTCCGCGACTGACCCCGTGGCGTACTTCATCGCCCTCCGCCGCATCCTCCGCAACCGCGGAGTTCCGGTGGCCGGCCTGAACGTCGTCGTGGGCACGCAGGTCTTCGCCGATCTGCTGGCTTCCTCGAAGCTCCAGGACGCCGCAGCGTCCGGCTCGACCGCCGCGCTCCGTGAGGGCCAGGTCGGTCAGATCCAGGGCTTCCAGGTCGTGGAGTCGACCCGCGTCGACGAGAACGACATCGTCGCCTACCACTCCGACGCCTTCACGCTTGCGACCCGCGCCCCGCTGGTCCCCGCTGGTGTGGCCTTCGGCGCCACGGAGGCGAGCAACGGCTACAACGTCCGGTACATCCGCGACTACGACGCGAACGTCATGCGCGACCGCTCGGTCGTGAGCACGTTTGCTGGCGTCCAGCCGATGCCGCTCTACAAGGTGACCCGCGACTACTCCGGCAAGACCGCGAGCGTCGTGGAGGTTCCCGGTGGCGCGTCGATTCACGTCAACGTCGCTCCCGGTAGCTGACCTCTGACCCATTAGCCGGGGCTGGGTGTGTAAACGCGCACACCCGGCCCCGGTGCTCGGCCGGAAAGGCACACGCATGACCGCATCACTGCCTCTGCCGGTCTCGGGTCTAGAGACTCGCCTCCGGCTCCCCGTCGACACCCTCGCCGACGAAGACCTCGCCGCCGCCCAGCAGTACATCGCAGATGCGACCGCGCTGGCCCTGGCCGAGGTTCCCGCAGCGACTCAGGTCGCCTGGCAGACCGCCTGCCCCGACGTCGTTGCGCTCATCATCTACAAGGCCGCCCGCCGCGAGTGGGAGAACCCGTCCGGCCTCTCGCAGGAGATCTCGGGCGAGCACACGATCACCACGGCCGCCGTCACAGGCGTCTTCCTCACGTCCGGCGAGATCTCGCAGATCCGACGGGCTGCCGGAATGGGCAAGTCGGGCCAGATGGGCTCATTGCTGCTCACCGCGCCGCAGACGCCGATTGACAACTGGACGACCGAGTCGGGGCTCTCATGACCGATGCCCGCGCCTTCACCTACGAGGACACGGTCTACATCCCGACCGACGGCCCGAACGACGACGCGATGCCCTTCGTTGACGCCTGGGAGCTACAGCACCTCGGAGGTTCACTGCCCGATGCTGGCGGAAACTAACCGGCAAGATCCGGTCTACCTCATCACGCCCAG